ATCAAAATTTATAACCCCTGCTTTTTTATCTATTCTAAATGTAGGGTTAAAGTTTGCTGTCTCTGTATTTAAACCATAACGAGCTCCAATGGTATAATCTGCATACCAATTAGATTCTGAATCTAATGCTACTTGGTCTGCTGCATTTTCTTGATTAAGATAAATACTGTTTTGCTGACCATTTTTTCTTTCTGTATCTAATGTAGATGTGTCAGTAATTACTGTTCCATCAGAATTAAATGTTAATGTACCTCCCACACCTTGTAAATAAGATTGAGCAGAGTTAACTTGAATATTTTCATTTAAAGGCCTAAGCCATCCGTCTTTGTATAATGAAATACGAACCCAGTTTACATAGTCATTTGGTAAAACAAAAGTTAAATTATCGTATACCGTAAGCTCTAATGCTTTTATCTCCATAAATGCATCGTAATTTAATTCTTGTATACCACGCTTTGCATGAAACAATATTTTAAATCTTTCTTCGTTATTAACTAAAGAATGATTCCCAGAATACATAAGTTGAAAATTATTTACTATATCTTCTAGGCTTACATATTGATATGAACCCCAATTTTTATTAGTTGGAACTGAACCTGCGTTTTCATAATATTGATATTGTGATAAATATGCCATCTTATTGTTCTTGGTTTTCTTGTTGTTCTATTGCTTGACCAAATTGTACCGTAGCTATTTCTCTTATAGACATACCAGCGTATTGTAATATTCTAGCAACTAAATTATTAACATCATCTGGAGGTAATTCAAAGTCTTGATAGTCTGATTGAGACTGGTCAAAAATAGGTTCTCCTCCTGACAATGAAACGTAAGTCCATTTAGGGTCTTGAGGATATCTTATATATTGACAAACCACTCTTCCGATAGTAACTATAGAGTCAGGATATAATGTTAAAATAGTTCCCTCTTGTGTGTATGCGGGAAAAGTAGTATTAGGAGCGGTTAACATAGATTTATTAAGCATGGTAATTTTGCTATGGTTTACCTGCTCTGCTTCATTTTTTAAATTTACCCCTTTGTAAATTGCATAAGGAATATTAGTTGTTGTTAAAGAAGCTACATCTACTACTAAAGTTGTTTGATTAGTTACCGATACAACAGTCAGATTAGTAATTACTGAATTAGCTAATATTACTGAAACAATATCTCCAGCACCTACACCATCAGTTTGAAAAGTTGCAGTATTATCTATAAGCTCAGTATTACCACCTCCAGTTGCTGTACTAGTCCCTGATGAAGTAACAGTGCTATATATTAAAACTTTATTTAATAGGTAATAATCAGAGCCAGTTGTCGCTGAAGTAGGAACAATATATTTATTTAAAGAGCCTTTAGATAAACTTGCTGTAACAGAAAAAGTATCTATAACTTCTTCATATCCTTTTTTAATATCCGCATATCCTGTTCCAGATACTCTTCCGTTCTCTTTGTTAATCTGATTATTATATGCTATAAAATATTCATCAAAAATATCTAGCTGCGCTTGCTTGGCAAATAGATTAAAATCTGATGGAGATATGTAGCCATAATTATTCTTGTTAAGTATAGCAAGAACTGTATTTCTAACAGCGTTTATCATCGCTTTCTTTTTTACAAAGATAAGCAAAAAAAAAGAGGTCAATTATTTTTGACCTCTCTCTACAATCGCTAATCTTCTAGCAATTTTTCTAACATTTTCAAAGACTCTATGCCATCATCGCTTTGTAAATAAGATGACACTATATACATAGGGTCCTCTCCAAAAGGAACGGTAAGCATTTTCTTTTTATTAGTAGATGTGTTAAACCACACCTCTTTTTGTTTATTCCTAAATGACAATAATCCTTTATCAAAAAACAACTGTACATTAGACTGTAGCTTCAACATGGGGTCATTAATCATTTTTAAAAACATATGTGGGTCACGCTTAACAAAAATTAATATGTCTCTACGAAGCTCTGCTGTACTCATTTGTTCTGTATTTTTTCCTAATAAAACCCTAGATATAGTCTCTACTTGGTCTACAGAAAGTTTTCTAGCCTCAATAAGTGCATCTGCTTCTATATTTAATTGTTCAATCTCTGCTGCTGCATCTTTTTCTTCATTCACCTCAACAAACTTTTTACCGTTTAATGGATGATAGTATAAAAATTCTTGTAGCACAGGATTATTTTTTGGAACTCTTAAAAAACCATCCATAAATTCAACTGGCTCTCTAACTACCTGTCCGTCCTGCTCGTCTTCAAAACAAGACTTTTGGTTAGGAGAATATCTCAACACTCGGTTGATTCCTTTGTTTTCATCAAAATGTAATAAGGGTTGTCTTCTTGAGCCTCCAGAAGGTAGTAAAAAAGATATAGGGGCTCTATCTCTAGTAAGTTTGTAGACCTTGTCTACTAATGCGTTTTTTTTCATTATATATAAATTTAATTAGATTTAAAAAAAAGGGAGGCGGTTAAACCTCCCTTGGTAAAATACTACTCTTGGAATAAGAAGAAGTTGTTTGCACCTAAAGTACATACAGCTCTCTCAGACAAGAAGTGAACTTCCATAGCATCTAAGCTTGAAGTTGCAGCACCGCCAGCAGAACCTGTAATCCAAGTTTTGTAACGTCTGTCTTCAGTTTCAGAAGCTCTGTATCGAACATGAAGGAATGGTCTCTTCGCATTCTTACCTAAAATCTGGTCATATACTGTAGTAGAACCAGCTGGTACTAATAGTCCGTTTACACGGCCTGAGTTAGCTCCAGTAGGTAAACCACCTCGCATAGTTGGGTCATTTAAGTATTTCCAGTCAGACTTATAAAAGTCATAACCTCTACGGAATCCTGTGAATCCTAAGTTCAACGCCATATCTTTGTCGTTGTCAAATAATCCATAAGATGTTCCGCCCGCTCCATAAGAATTTTGAGCTGCTAACATATCATCAATATCAAAGCTAAATTCTCTATCAACAAAAATTACATTTTCTTCAATAGAACCTTGCTTATCAAGTCTTGAGATAACTGCGTCAAAATCAGCTAGTGCAGCTGGGTTTCCACCGCCCCACACATTTCCACGATTTTCAACTACATAGAAGATACCTTCAGAACCTTTGTTCCCTACATCTCCTCCAGCTGCAATTGCTCCTGACGCAGCTTCCGCTGGTACAGCTTCAATCATTGCTGTTTCTAAATAGTCGTCAAAACGTAGACGAGTTTCGTGCTCTGATTTAAGATACCATAGATATCCAGATGCTCCGTTTTCAGTAGTTACTTCTATCCATCCAATTTGCGCCATGTCAGACCCGCTTACAGCGTATTTGTCTTTAATGATAATTGGAGAGTTATCAAAGATAACGTCATCAGCTTCTAATGAGCCTACCATTCCACTAGTTCCTTTTTTAAATTCAGAACCATAAATAAATACTGTTCTTGTAAGACCAGCTGCACCAACTTGTCCAGCCGCTTCATAATAAGCTACATCAAAAGTACCAGCTCCTGTGTTCACAGAAGTAACAATACCTTTGTTTAATCCAGCTCCTGCATTATCAGAAATAACAACAGTCTGTCCTACTCTGATTGCAATGCTTCCAGTACCAGGTACTAGTGCATCATTTACTGTGATTGTAGCTGTATCATCACCAGCGTTACCTGCTGAAGCACAGTTAATATATTTAGTGTGTAATCTTCCTTGTTCTGCCCATTTGATAAGGTCAGAATTAGAAGGCATCTCTGCTCCTACTAAACGTAAGAAAGATGCAATCGTACGATTTCCATATCGCTCAAACTCTTTTTCATAAGTATCAGGTAAATACTGATTCAAGAAATCAAAGTTTGTAATGTAGTTAGTTGCCAAAGGCACCTGTTCTGCACTCGGTTGTAAAGCAAACCCAGGGGTTGCTTGAACTGCTCCTGCCATAATAATTAATTTTTAAAATTTATTTTCGTTTAATACTTCTTATTTTTAAGCCTCGTCCCGAATCAGGGTTAACTGACTTAACTTGAAATCCTCCCTTATTAGTTATTTCAGGTGTTTTACGCTCAGTCATATTTATATTCTTAGTTTTGCGTATTACATCTTCCGTAGCTTCAGACTTGCCTTGTTCATAAAAGAACTGAGCAAATTTGTCAGGATTCATTGCAATTGATAAAGCTCTATGGTAACCGGCAGCATCCTTAATCAAACCTTTATCATCCAAGTACTTGTTTATAAAGTTCATTGGAGTTTCTTGGTTTTTCTTAATTGTCTGCGCATCACCGGGAGAGAAGGTTACTGTTTTGTCGTCAAGCACGAAATCAAAACCTTTGAAATCTTCAGTAAAAACTTTATCGGATTCTTTTAAAAACCAATTACGTTTAACCTCACTTTCCTGTTGTTGAGTTTTAACAGATTCTAAATATTGCCTATACTCTTGAAGTTCTTCATTGTTGCTCTGAGAATCAGCAGCCGGTCTCGACTCAAGGGGCTGCTTGTATAATTCTTTTTGCTCATTAAAAAACTTCTTTGCTTTAGCAATAGTTTTCTTTTTTGCTAGTTTAGTTTTTTTAACTACAGCTTCGTCATCTAGTTCTTCATCCCAAGAAAAATCCTCCATTAGAGAATCTATATCTTCTGGGTCTAAACCTTCGCCTTCTGTAATTGTCAAATACTCTCTTAGCAAAGCATCAGGATTCATAGCGCTAAAGTCTTTTTGTAATCTTACATAGTCTTCAATACCTCTTCCTGTTTCTTTTTTATACTTAAAGTAAGCTGCAACATCTTCTGGAAGCTCTTCAGCTTCTTCTCTTGCCGCACTTAATTCATCTAATGAATTAATTTCCTTACCGTATCTTTTTCCAATATATGAAAGAACGTCTTCTTCTGATAACTCGGCTGGTTCTTGAACTGGCTCTGGTTTTTCTTCAGAAGTTTCTTTTGCTTCAGTAGTAGCTTCCTCACTCTTACCTTCAGCAAAATCCATTTTTATTTGAGGAGTTTCTTCTGTGGTCTCATCAGAGTCACTAAACTTTTCCTCGTGTTTATCAAGAAGCTCTTGTTCAACTTCTTGTACTGATTTTTCTTCAACGGCTTCTACCGCTCTTACTTTTAATTCCATTTAATTTAATTTAAGTTACAAATTTAGTTAAAATATTAACGCTCATTATCGAGGTGAAAACTCTGATAAATCAAAGCCATCAAGACTATCTTCATTAGACTCAAAGTTTTGAGGAGGTAAATTATTTTTACGTTGTGTAATTAATTTAGACTGCTCAGTATTTTGTTGACTAATTCTATCACTCTTAGCTTGTTCTCTTTCACCCTCTCTAAAAGCTAACGCTTGTTCGCTTACATTTCGTAATTGAATATTGTAATCAAACTCTTGCTGCATTAACTGTGATTTAAGCTGCGCTTCGGCTTTTTGTTTTTCTATTTCAAAAGCTATCTCAGCTTGCTTAACTTTCATTTTAGATTGAGTCTCTAACTCTATTTTTTGCATAGCTACTTGAGAAGCCATCTCTTGAGATTTAAGCTGTTGTTGAGCGGTCATGGCTTGCTTTTGCATAGCCATCTTTTCATCACGCTCTTGTTTAGCAAGTCTTTTAACTTTTAAAAGTTGATTAGCTAACTTGAGGTTTTTAATTTCACGAATATCAATTGCATCTTCAAGATTAATATCTTGTTTAGATAAAGCCATTTGTATATTCTGCTCAAGCATAGCTTTCTGCTCTTCGTCTGGAGAAAGTTCTATAAATACACCAAAGTCATAGATATATAAATCAGATATTTCACCTAGTATACTTACATTATACTTCCCAATTTTATTAATAAAGTCTTCTTTAAAATCTGAATATTCTAAAATGTCAGCTACTCTATAAGTTAAAGCTTCTGCTAATGAACGATATATATATAGACTTCCATCTAATATATGTCTAGTTGCAGTATTTGAGTTAAGTGCTGCTAGCTTTTGAACACCTACTAAAGCTTCAGGAGAAGGTGTAGAACCGTCTCTCGCTTCATTTAAGCCCGTTACACCTCGAATCATGTCTAAGTAGTGGTTGTAGTTAGCTATAAGCATTTGTGTCTTAGAAGCGCCTGAATTGCTTGTGAGCTGCTGTATAGGTATTTTGCCTTGATTATACTCTCCTTCTTGAGTATAACTTCTACCAACCACACTACCTGTTTGGAAGTATAGCCTTAAAGCATCAGAAGGGTCGTATGCTGCGCCTGTGCCTAAGTCTACCTCATTAATACCATCTGCGTCTATATAAACCCCATCAGGTACAGTTCTAGCTATAACCTGCTGTAGTTTTAAGTGAGTCATCTGTATTAAATCAGCAAAAGGAATCATTCGTCTTACTAAAGACTCAATAACTCCTTTATACATTCTTGGTGCTACGGCAACATAATTTGGTAAAGCGTGTTGTGATGATGACTTAGGTCTAACCATATTCTTAGCAAGCTCCCACTTGAGAATAATATTAGTACCCATAACCATTACACCATCATACCATACATCAATAGTCTTTTCTATTTTTTCAAACTTTCCATCTTCCATCATTTCTTGTGGAGGATTAAAAGTATCATCTTTTTCTATCATTTTAGAACCACCGCCTTCAAGTATTCTTTTTTTATAAACCATCTTTTTTGTGGTCTTATAATTAAAATACATGAGAGTACAAGTGTCTCTATAAAAAATATCATTTTCATAAAACTGAGCTACATTATAATAGTCATACCAGCTTTGGCTATATTTAGATATTTCCTCTAAGTCTTCACGAGTAAGACTAGGGTCTATCTTTAATAGTTCACCTATAGGAAGTGTTTTAATTTCACCCCAGTAAAAACAATCTTTAAAATGTGGGTCTTCAGTATAGCTGTACACAACATTAGCTGGGTCTACATAAGATATTTGAACTCCAGCTCCAGGAAGAAACTCATGTTTTGCTACAGACATTCCTATAACAGTAGAATCATAGTCTATCTGCTTACGAATATCATTATAATGATTTTCTGAAAACATTGTATCTATAGCTTCCTCTTCTGCAATTTCTATTGCAGGTTTATAATTAAGGTTCATATATAATGAAAGCTCTTCATCACTAGATGGCAATTCATCAGGGTCCATTATAAATGGGTCTACCCCTGTTTGCTCTTGAATAGTAGTCAATATATCTTTAGCAGCCATCTGGCCTTCAATCATATCTTGATACTTGCTTCTCTTAGCTTGTGATAATGCATCTTGAGCAAAAGCCTTAACTTTAAACTCTCTATCCTGCATTCCATTGACAACTATGTCAACAAACTTTGGAAGTATAGGAACGGGTGTCCAATCTAAATTTAGATAAGACAGGTCTCCATCAATTGCTAATTCGTTTTTGTATTTGGCTATGGACTGCTCGCCTCTAGCATATAATCGCAGTCTGTGAAAATCCCGCCATTGATTATAATATCTACATTGGTTTCCATCTTTTTTAAACCATTCGTACTGAATAGCCTGTCCTATCTGTAAACCAAATTCGTCAGTTGCTTTTTCAGCATCTGAAACAAATTGACTTGGAAAGCCTGTAGATGCAATGTCTATTGTAACATCCTTCATCTATCTAATTAATTCACTTAAAGTTCCCTTATTTGTATACCTTGCAAAGTTAAGGTTTATTTTTGATTGTTTTTTCTCTACTTGGTACATATGCTTTTGTGTTGCCATGATTGCTAATCCAGAACTAATACTGGCATCAAACCTAGTTCTGTTGTTTATATCAAACTTAGCCCAGTCTTCTAATGTTCTGGTAAAGAGCATATTGCCCATCTCGTTTTGTTCTCTAAATGTTCCTTCTAAATCTAATCCTACATTTTTTTCTATGTAAGATTCTATTGCAGCAGCATGAGATTGTTTTACATCTTCAGAACTGTTAGGAATACCTCCCAGCTCTTTTTCACTTTTAGAAAGTTTTGACTTATGTTTATCTGGTCTGTTTATAGAAAAAGGTCTATATCCTCTATTTTTAAAATGATATAGTAATCTAGGCTTATTATTTTCTACAAGTATAGGCATACCATAAAACACACAAGCCATAAGTACCTCTTCAAAAAATATTTCAGCTGTTTGTGGTCTAGCTACATACTGTAAAAAAAACTCATTTGCTGGAGCTTCTTCCATACTAAAAGTTGTCATGCCATGTAGCGCTCCATTAGAACCTCCGCCGCCTACAGTTCCTGAGATATCATAAGAGTCACAACCGAACGCACCTATATGCTCGTTCCCTGGATAATTTAATCCATTTCTTTTTATTACTCTGTTCTGTAAGTTTTTTGAAGGAAACCATCCTATCAAAAACCTTCCTTTTTTATCTGGACTGAAGATTACTTTGGTATCTTTTATACCATTCTCCCAATAAAACTTGCCTCGTGTTAAATGGTGCTGCATAATTAGCGAGTCATTGTAATCTATTTGCTGGTATATCTTAGTAAGATTAAAAAGCGATGATTTACTTTCATCTCTAAATGCATGAGATTCTGTTCTAGGAAACTGACGATAAAACTCATTAAGAGCATCAGCATCATGTTTCAAAGAGTCTACTTCAGCCTCCCAATAATTTATAGCCCCATTTGTAATCCACTCACCATCAACCCCTTTACGTTTTTCTTTAGGCGCTCTAAGAACTGGTTGTCCGTATATATCTATAAATCCTTCCATGTTCATCTCCATAGGAATAAACAAAGAGTACATACCGCTTTTGGTTTGACCGTTAGCGTTTCTTTTACTAACATCAGAATCTTCATAAAGCTTTTTAAAATTATCACCTCCTTTATCTAACGCATTAGAGGTAGAGCCCATCAAACACTTACCAATAATTTTACTACCTAATCTTAAACAAGTTTTAGTAACCCTCCAGTTGTTGAGAATGTTATTTGGTTTTATCCATTTTCCACTCTCATCGTGAACCAACAATAATAACTTTTCACCATCATATGAGTTGTCATCTGTATTTTTCCAATCAATAGTAGTGTCTAACCCCGTAAGCTCATCATCTACTACTTCATACATATTTTTTTTAGTAATCTTAGAAGCTGGTATTCTAAATGCAAGCTCAGTCTTAGGTTTGTCCATACCATCCTGAATAGGTTTAAAAAAGAATGGAAGCCTGTTAGATATAGGCACTACTTTATCTGTAAACATTTTTTTTGAATCTGACCCTGTCTTGGATAGTATACCGACTCTTGAGTCTTTTGCAAGTGTTCCCGTGTTTACACACTCTGAAGAACCCATAAAAGAAAAGCCAGAGCGTCTAATTTTTAGATAAACCATTCCAAAACTTCTCTTGTCTGCTCTACAAGCTTCCCAAAAAATATAAAAAATCCTATTAGCCTCTCTATAATCAGGATATCCTACATCAATTGTAGACCACTGTAAATACATATAGTGAGCTCCTGTAATATAAGTCGGTGTTCCATTATTCATAAACCAATGCCCTTCTTCTCTTCTGTCAAACTCTGTTTCTATGTAATCCACCCATTTAGACTTAAATAGGGAAGGCATTTCATTCCATTGAAATATAGATTGTATTTTAAAAAGTTCTTTTGATAATTCTTGACGCTCCCAATACTGCTCAGACTTAGTTGCAGAACGAGCAAAAGGTTTTTTAGGTACTAACGGCAATCCTATCCTTAGTCCTGATATTTCTACTACATCTCCTACTTTTCCGCTTTTAGATATACATATAAAGTCATATTTTTCATTATAACCATACTCCCAAGTTTTAGCCCTGTTTTTATTAGCTAAAACCCCTTTAGGTATATATTCTTTTAATACCCTGTATATACTATCTTGACCTTCTTTCTGCAAATCCTTGTTTTGTTTCTACCTTAGAATCAGTGCTGTTAGATATGTTTATGTTTTCCTGTTCAGCGTCTATTTTATTTAATATATCAAAAGCATCAAATACTGCTAGTTTTTTTGTAGCTGCTGCATTTTTTAATCTATCAGCCGCTAGCTCGTCTTCAGGGTCATGCTTTATAATATCTTCTTTAGCAACTTTAATAAGCTGCTCTACAGCTTTTCTGCCTGCTTCAATTATTTTTTTCTTTAGCTCTTCTGAGTTTGTCATCTTTTACTAATTTTAAAGCATATTCTAAATGATACTTTTCCCAGTGTATTCTATATTCTAATCCTCCAGTAAATGTTTCATCACACTGACTACATTTAATGGTGTGCTTCATAATACCATCTTAATATGATGGTCAAACATTCTATATAACTTTTCTCCTTCTACATTAAATTCATACTCAGTATCTGGCTGAAAAGTAACCAAGTCTCCTTCAACTAACCCTTTGCTGGACAAATATTTATTTATATACCTAATCTTACCCATAAGAGGCTCTTCAGAAAAAGGCTTATGAATGTATGATTCAGTAGAAGGTATAGGTTTAACAAAACAATATTGGTCATGACAATGCCAATGGTTATTTTTGTTGTACATATAAAACTGCATATTGTCTACAAAAAACATATCGTCTTTAAAAAAACTCTTTCCACTTTTTTGACGACCCTTCATGTCATTATAAAACTTAAAAACATTGTGGTGTACTAAAAGTATATCTCCCGGCTCTATATCACCATTATATCCTAATGGAGTAGAAACAACTATTGCTTTTCTATTTGACGCTAAGTGATTTTCTTCAGAAGTGCTGGTTATAAAATCTATACCACCTATTTTTTTGGAGTTGTCATATCTTTTTCCTTTTACAGGCTTTACTATAAAATAAAAAGGAGACCTCATTAGAAACTTATGTTATATTCAACAGCAATAGGCATAGAAGAATTAAATTCTTTCCATAAAAATATTTCATCACCTTTTTGAATCCATATTTTTATTGAGTTTTTTTGTTCATCTTGTTTTATTAGATGAATACTATGTGTTCCTCCTAGTATTTCTTGACCTACCAGATAGTGCATTGCACTAGACTTATAGTCTGGCCCTATTGATATTTTTCTAATATCCATTACATTAAATTTATTAAAACAAATATAGGAATTATTTCCCTGGAAATTTTACACCTATCTTATCTGCCGTTCTAGCTCCGAAGTATCCGCAGAGGACCCATGTCAAAAGAGAGGCAGTGTCTGAAGTTTCTAGCCCCATATACCATCCTCCTACATATGCGCCAACTAAAGTCACTAATGTTAATGGACGGACATTACGAGCAAGCCAGCTTTGGCTTCCAGAATCTGACACCCAACGCCTAGTTACCCCATCTATTTCCGCACGCTCTACCCTTAGTTTTTCAAGAGCTATTCTTTTATCTCCTTCAGATAACTCGTTATTACCACTAATAAGCTCTGATATGACATTACCTGGGAGTATAGCATCTCCAACTATTCCTAGAATCGATGGAGCTTTTTCAATAAGAAATCTACCTACCCCTGTTTCTTTAAATGGTTTTTTATTCTTACTCATACAACTCTATATGAAGTTTTACCATTAATTTTTTCCGCCCGTAAACATCTTTTTCTATTTTCATCTTCTGATATATAGCTAACATGAATCCAATCAGGATTATTGTCATCTCCAAACTCCCATATAAGCTGGTCAAAATTTAAGTGGTCTTTTATATAGTGATACATTTCAGCATTTGTTTTATGCCCAAATGTGTCATCCAGGTCAATTGCTCTACCCTCGCAATGCTGGCTGCGGGAACTTCCCCCCAAAACAGAATTCAATTTTTCACAGCGAAACATACTTGTAATTTTTATAGGACCACCTACATATTCTCTGAGAGGCTCGAAAACATTATGAGCAACACCAACCATATTAGAAACTTGATAACCATCGGGTATATTGTTTATATTTAAACGAGTTGCCGTATTCGACTTAATACTTTCTTTATAAGAAATATGTTCACTTATTCTTTCCATACATTAAGTACCATTTGTGAATTGTGTAACCAATTGATACTAAAAGTAATAAAATTTTTAAAATCACATCTATATGTGTCATAGAAATCCCTAAGACTAAACTATTTATTCCTAATATTTTTATATCGTTAATTGACATTGCTATTTGGTTTAACTATGTGGTATACCACATTAATATCTAAAAGTGCGCTATTTGTTTGTATATATTCCATTATGCTATTGCTAAATATAGGTAATCATTACCACCATTAATATCACTATTAGAAGTTAATATTTCAAATGAAGTTGAATCAAAACTAATATCTAAAGTTCCATCTTCTGCAAAATTACCATTTGCATAAAGCCGACCCTTCCCATTAGGTGCTGAGGTTCTTGCACTATCAAACATATTCCAATAATTACCGTTACTTGTTAAACTTTTAATTAATAGGAATCTTGGTTGAAAACCTGTAGGAACAACTTTACTACTTGAATTTGACCCTGTATAAGTCCCTATCTTCTGATAATTCGCTATGTCTGCAAAAGAATACATTATATAACTTCCTCCTGAAGCATTATATTGTGCTGATTGATTTGCACTTGTAAACTTAAACACATCTGTTGTTTGAGTATATTGATATTGAACATCAGTAGTTGCAGAGGCTGTAGAAAACTCCATAAACTTATTACTTCCCTCAACAGGTAAAGGAATCCACCAAGCATTAGCAACATCTAATCTTTTAATAATTACCATTTTTGGTTCAATCCCAAGTCCGTGTCCGACAGTAGCATTTTGTGTATTATTTCCCGTATACTTCACAATACTAAATCCAGCAGCTTGATTTGCGCTGACTATACTTGTAATAGTTCCATCATTATTAATCGTAGGCAACCCTCCCGCCTTCCAGCTCCAGCCAACGTAAGTTCTTCCTGATGTATTAACTTCACCTCCACCACCTGCATCATTCAAACTAAAACCATTTGGGTCTAATGAAAGAAAACCATTTGCCACATCACTTGCTGCGCCCGTTGTATCAGTAGATATTCTACTTACTTGTCCCCGTACTGAATCGTTTAATTCATGACTTGTATTATTACTTATTGATTTTATCCAACTTAAATCAGGAGCAAAAGGAGTGTATAAATTCTGTAAAGCTCCAGTACCACTATATGAAAGAGGTGAAAAGCTATTCGCTTGCGTTGGCACTGATGTGTCTTTGTCAGCGGCTATGGCTATGTAGATGTATGTTCCTCCTGAAGCGTTAACACTTTGACTTGTACCATATATTTGAAATCCGTTAGAAAAAAAGTTTATACCCCTGCCTGTTGCTTCTGCGTCTGATGTATTAGCTTCTAAATATTTTTCATTCGGGTTAACAGAATCTCTTTTATTATCATACATATTCCAATCATATCCTGATGTATCTGTTCTTTTAATCATTACGAATGCAGGTTGGAATCCTGTTTCTACAAAAGGTTGACTTGGAGTTTCTCCTGTATAAGACCCTATCTTTTGGTAGTCATCTACTGAATGGAAGCAATAAGCCACGTGGGACTCTGCATCTGACCTAAAATATTGTTGCCAAACAGTAGAATTTACTGTACTAAATCCATCAGCGTAACTTGTTTCTCCTGAAGTACTATTTAAAGTTAAATATTTACCTGTTCCTACGTCTTTATGGTAAGTGTACCATTCTCCACTATCAGAAGTAGATTTTGAAATAATTAGTTCAGGAGTGGCATTCAGACCGTGTCCAACTGTCTGTGATGAAGAAGGACTTGAAAAAGTAAACGATACAATACTAAACCCAGCATCTACATTTGCTCTAACTGTACTTTGTATTGAGCCATCATTGTTTGTTGCATTACTTGATGCTGCTTTCCAACACCAAGCTACTATGCTTTCTCCATCACCATTACAGCTTATATCATCATCAACAGTAAATCCATTACTATCAAATGCTGTTAAAGAATCCAGGTCTGCTGCTTCTTGACTTGTTAGATTTGAAAAAAGCCTATTTGTTGCGCCTCTAATACTGTCAAAAAGAAAATGATTTGAACCTCCAATATCGGTTCTTGTTTTTATCCACACAAAATCAGGCTCAAATTTTAATCCCGTATATCCGATGTCTGTTGTAACTCCTCCGTATGTGCCGCCTACATCTGAAGCGTCACCGTCAAATTGAAATGTCGCTATTGCTGTTTCTCCTGATGGAAACGAAAGAGTAGACGCTGTAGTTGTTGTTTCTAATTGTAAATTATCTACACCCGTTTGGTTTAAAGTTGTATTATAAAATCTTACTTGGTCTAAACTTCCATCTAAAACATCACCACCTGAATCCCATTCACCAAACTTACCTGCAAATGTAGAGTTGCTGTTACTACTTGCGAGTCCTGTTGTTTTTGTTACTGTTTCTGATACACCATTTATATACATTAAAGTAGAAGAATCATTTCCTGCAATTACCATATTGTACCAAGTGTCAGCTACAACCACTGATGAAAAATCTGCTTCTTGTAATGTTCTGTTGCCTGATGAACCATTTGTTTGATGATATTGAATTTTTAATTTTTTGGTTGTAGAAAATATTATATTTGCATATCCTCTTAAATATTGGGTATTAGTTTCCGTATAAATTGTATGGTCATTATTAAAATCATTAAATTTTACCCAAAATGAAATAGTATGCCCACCTGTATTCCAATCACCAACAATATAATTACTTAAAGCTATTTTACTACTACTCCCATTAAAGTTCGCAGCCTCATTAAACTTAGCGTCTATTGCTTGTGTAGCTCCATTACCAAAGTATGTGTTTACATTAAAGTTCTGACTAGGAAAGTCATCGGGGTTTGCATCAGCTTCAGTGTCTATCTGAAACCACGCTGCGCCATCATAATACTCAACGTATTTTAATTCTGTGTTGTATCTCCACTCACCCGTGCTAGGAGCAGATGGTCTTGACGCCGTATCACCCGTTGGCAATTGAAGCGCTGTGTTTGTTGCGCTAAAGTCAAATAATTCCGGTGTGCCTATTTTTGTTATTGCCATTTTATTATAATGTTATTAAATCCCAAGTTAGCGTTTCGTCATTCCATTGATAGAGTTCTCCATCTGTCGGATAAGGTGTCGGCGGTTGCCAATCATAATTACTGTCTAATGCCCATGATTGATATGGTTGAGGTGCTATAAAGATATCATATCCTTTGTGATAATAATACTCTCTTCCCGCATATTGCTTTCTAAAACTATTGTTGTAAGACGTTTGTACCCAATTGGTTTCTTGACCATACAAGCTTTTGCAAAAGTCAATACCTATTTGTTCACTTTCATTTCCATCTGAATCTAACAATACATCATTGTTTACAACAATAACTTGCTGTACTATATTATATGAATCTAATCTTGTAAAATGTGCCATATTATGCTGTATAAGAACCTGAACCGTTAAATATTATTACCGTATCTCCTGTTCCGCCTACGTTTTGATTTACAGTAGGAGAACCACTAACACCGCCAGAAGCATTGTAAGTAGCATCTGTCATTCTTAAAATAAAAACTCCAGAGCCTCCATTTCCTCCTGCACCGTGCGCAGAAACATTGTAGCCGCCGCCGCCGCCGCCGCCAGTATTAGGAGTGCCTGCGTCTCCAATACCAGAGCCACCTGTACCCCCATCACCGCCGCCACCAGAACCTCCTAAACCTGCGGAACCTTTCGTTTCTCCAGTAGCACCGCCTCCTCCAGCATAAGGGAGTCCAGTTATAGAACTAGATAATCCAGCTCCACCACTTGCTCCAGCACCTGAAGATGTTGCTGTTCCGTTTCCACCTACAGCACTAGCGCCGCCGCCGCCTCCTGCACCATACCCTGGACCAGTTTGTATTCCAGAGCCTCCATTATACCCTTGAGTTGGACTTACTGCACTTCCGTTCTGATTATGATTTCTACCGCCGCCGCCGCCAGAGCCTCCATCTTGACCCCAACGAGTTGAGGCATACGCCCAACCGCTTGTAGTACCGCCTGTGCCGCCGCCTGTAGATTCTATTGTACTAATGTCTGAACCTGTTATCTTTGTCGGTTCACCTTGCGAATACCCTGTTCCTGTTGTTGTCCCACCTGTGTTACCTCCTATTGCTCCACCGCCTATAGTTATAGTATAAACAGTCCCAGGTGTTAATGATAAAGATGTGGTTGAACCGCCGCCGCCTGTTTCGTCGGAACCTCTTAAACCGCCGCCGCCGCCGCCGCCAGACTGTCCGCCGCCGCCGCCAGCAACGCTAAGGTATCTAACGCTGTATGGAACAGGTGCTACGTTAACAAAGTTTTTCCAATCTGTGCCGTTATAATGTTGCATGGTAGATGCTGAACCTTCAGAAACTTGACCCACTTCATTACGCATCATACCTTCTTCAGCAGTTGGCCCTGAATACGCTGCATTACTGCTCGGCATTCTAAGTCCACTCTCTGAATTGGCTTGATTTAAATCCGTTAATTCTGTTATTACCTTAGTTGTTGCCATAATTCTAAATTAAAGGAGGATTCCATCCACCATTTGTTGTGTCCCATGTCCAGCTAGGATAAGGTTGATTGTTGTCGGGATTATAATATACATAATCTACCCACTCAGTTGTGTCTTCTTTCCAATACCATTCTCCTTCTTCAGGTCTAGGTGTTGGTGGTTGCCAGTAGCAAGTCGACTCATCGAGTGTCCAGCTTGCATAGGGCTGCTCGGTATAAAAAGCATCTCTTACAGGGTCGTAGATATATCCTACCCCTGCATAATTTTTTCTAAAAGGTGTGCCGCCTAACTTGTGCACGCCACCTTGCGTGTTGTATGACGTTCGCTTGCATCCTCCGTAGTATCCTTCCCAGTATACTGTATTGTCTTTTTCAACTTGAGGCACTGCGCTCATCTCCTCAAGTTTAGCTCTAATTTGAACTTGTATAGCCTCTAGCTCTGCGTCAATGGTTTCTCTATCTTGAGTATAATCAATATCTTTCTTACTATCTTCAAGAGCCTCTATCTCTGCTTGTATTGCTGAGGAGTCTC